GGCGAGCCACCCGCAACACACACGAAACCAACCGGGACGCCAGCCGAATTGCTGAGGTTCGTATTCCAGACGATTTCACCCGCGCCATGTGTCCCGCTTACCGGCGCGGCGGAACCATACGAAGTCAACTTGAAATTACTGTTCGCGCCAACGACCGTATAGGGCTGATTGATGCCGATGAACGTTTCGTTCGTTGCCGTGTTGAAGTTGCAGCCGGTGTTTTCAACGATGCCAACTTGGCCGTATGTAGGCTGCGACTGGTTATACGTGTTCCGGTAGAACTCGTTTGTTGCGCACGTCGATCCGAGGTAAATGATCGCGTTGCCAGGCAACGACTGGCCGACGTCGTAGAACTCGTTGTCGTAGACCTTGGATTGAACAACGTTCGTCAGGACGATTGGCGTATTCAGCAGGTTCGTGAACTTGTTGCCCTTGATCGTCATGCGCGAAGCGTTGGCAAGGCTGATGACATTCCCGCTCAGCACCGGATACGCAGCGTTCCCAACGATGTTGTCGCTGATGATGAACTGACCAGGACCAGTCAGCGAAATCAGCGCGGCACTAATCTTGGTCCCGCTCAATGCCGTCTTGTGATTGCCCGAGATGATGCAGTTATACATATTGTTCGAACCTGCCACGCCGCTAATTGGCAAGTCATAACCGCAAAACTCGTTGTTCTTGATCGTCACATCACGAACTTCTCGCCCCGTCTGCGCAGAAATATTCGCGTGCAGAAGGATCGGTGTTTCGTTGCTCGAAGTCGGATCGGCCGTCCACGTTGAGTTGTGGATATGCGTGTTGCCAGACCATCCCTGCATGTCGATGCCGATATGTCCGTTCGAGTTCGCCGGAGCATAGAAATCGTTGTGATCCATCAGGGTATCGCCGCCCTGTTGAACCTGAATGCCGATTGTCGTCGCAAACGTGTTGTACAGAAATTCAGCGACACCATAGCCGGCGTTTGCCAGACCGTAGCCGCTCATGCCGACGAAGCTGTTGCGCACAACGTGCGAGCGCGTCGAGTAGTTCAGCAGAACGCCGTTCGTAGCGAGGCCATTGCCATCGAACACGAGGCCGTCGATCTTGGTGTAATACGGCGCGATATTGCCGTTCGCGTACTGAATGGTCAGCATGGTCGTCATGCTGGCGCCCGCCCTGATCGTGCTTCTTCCGGGCGAAACGATGCTGACAGTCCGAATATCGGAGAAATACAGTTGATAGTTCGTGCCGATAACGGGCTGAAGCGGAACCTGAACCGAACACGTCAGCGGCGACTTGATAAGGAACGTTTTGGACGACGGGAAATAGACCTCACCGCCGACGTTCGCAGCGAGTTGAAACGCCTTATTGATCGCGGCCGAATCGTCCGTCACGCCATCGCCGCACGCGCCGAAATTGGGATCTGTCACGTCCCAACGGTGGTTGATGCGGTTGTACAGCGCCGACCCAGGCGCTACGGTGGTATCGACGACGCTTCCGGCAGCCGGCGTATTGATCGGCAGCGTAACGCCACCCTTGACCCATACTTGCAATACGCCGACCGGAATCGGCGCATTGAACGTAAGCGTCTTGAAATTCAGCGTGTAGGTCGTCGGCGATTGCGTGATGCCGTCGAACACAACAGAGACGTTACCCTCTGCGCCGTAGACGTTTGCCAGCGTCAGGACGGTAGTCGTGCCCGCAGTGAAATCCGCGCCCGCGTTGAACACTTCATCGATCAACTGGCCTTGAATCAGACCCGTCGATGCATCCGTAACGATCTGATCCCAAATCGTTACGCCCGATGCGTCGCAAACAACTTGACGATATGTGCCGCTTCCCCATACGATGGCTTGACCCCGACTGTCAAGCAATACGGGGTTGGTGTTCTGGATCGTGCCGGCTTTATCCTGAAACGTCGGCAGCGGGTTGGTCGTTCCGGGCGCGTAGTAATAGACGGACCCGCCCGCCAGAGGCGCGCCGTTTTGATCCACGAACTGAAGCTTTGCGTTCGGCAGAAGCTGCATGTATTGCCTCAATAAAAAAACCCCGCACTAGGCGGGGTCGGGGGAAAAGATGATTGAAGTACTAGACGCTGACGGCAACGTTATTCACGTTGTTACGCGCCCACGCCGCGGGACGGCGTTTGCAATCGACGGCGATAAATTGAAAAGTGCGCCCTCATGGAAGCCGAAGCGGACAGCTCATTGGCTGATCCGCTTCGTATTTCCGCTACTTCTCCCAGTCGACGCGTGGATTGCGAAACGATTCCGCTAACTTATTCGCGGAGCGCCGGTTGACGAACTCAGTAGCCTTGCGCGTGAGCGCTGCGCCCGCCGGGCCAGCGACAGCAGCGCCAAGCGGGCCAAACATCGCAGAGGCCGCGCCGGTCGTTGCTGCGGTCGGCGCCCATATGACCGCCTTTTGCAATAAGTTATGACCTTGCGCCGCGGCGCCGGGGTAAGCCGTTGGCTTCTGCAGAACATGCCCTGCATCGTTCAACGTACGGAACCGGCTCATTTCGGCGTCATCGAAAAGAAGCCCCATGCGCGATCGCTGATCGTTCAGTTGCTTCGTCACTTTTGCCGCATTCCACTCTGCGCCCTGCCCCGCCTTATTCACCCCATCCGCAAACACGCCCTTCATTTCAGAAAGCGCCTGCTGCGCCATCGGCTGAAGTTCGGCTGGCGCGTTTTTCAGAGTGTCGACGATGTGTCGAAGTTGACCAACGGGCATCGAGGTGAGCTTTTGGCCGATCTTTTCGTCGGGCACGGCTTGATTGATGCCGCCCGGACCTTCCTCGTTGAGCAGCGAGGAAATTCCCTTCGGATTGTCGAGAACGTTTTTTCGTTCGGCATGAAGCGCTCGCGCCTGCGCGTACACATCGTCGCCTGCCGACTTTGCCACATCGGAATCTAGCGCCTCCTTGATTTTGCCGATCAACCCCGAATTCTGAGGCGACCACTGGCCGTTGATGTATTGGCGCACACCTTCAGCCTGCTTAGCCGTCATCGGGTTAAAAGTGCCATCAGCGTTGCGAATGCCCTGCTCTTTCAGGTATGCATTGATGCCACGCCCAAGAGCGCCGTTTTCCGCCTTGCCGGCGAAATTCGACTTGGTATCCATCAGAGAGCCAAACGAATCCGCATCGATGCCAGCAACGCCGCCAGCTCGCTCGTCCGCCGCCTTGTAAACACCGCGAACCGCGTTGTCGTAATAGTCGTTGAGGCCGCGCAACGGGTCGCGAATGATTTGACCAACTTCCTCCGGCGAGGCGCCACGCGCGCCGGTATCGTGCGAAATTTGCTGTGAGTAATTCTGGAGCGCAACCCGCTCCTTGTCGAACTGAGCACGCAACACCTCGCCTTGCGGCGTGTCCGTCTTGGCGAGTTGGTACTCATTGCCGGCCGTGAACTTATCGCCAGAGATTGCGCTTGGGCGATGGTCTTCCAGGCCAACCTCTCGCATCAGGTCTAGATTCTTCTGCTGCTGATCAGGCGCAAGCTTCGCCTTAACCGTGGCCGGCGCTGAATCGTCGAACTTCGGAATCTCGACAGGAGCGGGAGGCGTCGGCGCTGGCGCAACCTTGCTCGTCGAGTCATTCGCCGCCGCGCCCTTGCCAACGGCTTGCGTTGCCGGGGCTTGCGGCAGATCCGGGCGCCCCGCCTGCGCATCATTGACCGCGGCGCGGTTAAGGCCGATAGCATCGTTCGCAGCCGGCGCGCGCGCGATCGTTGCAGCAGGTTTCGGCACGGCCCCGCCTTGCTCAACCTCGAGAAGAGCCGACAGGTCGTTCGCAGCGGGCGACACCGGAAGGCGTGAGACGTTGGCCTGCGGCAGGCCCTGCGGAACTTGGCCGACTCCACGGTTAGCGAGTTCGATGCTACCCGGCGTGGGCACCGGAACATCAGACTTGCCAAGCGCCTTGACGAGAGAATTAGCGCGCCCCGCCAGTTCGGGTGCGACAATCTGCGCCGTCGCGCTAGGGATCACATCGTTGAGCGTCGCCATAAACGGCGATTGACCCTGTACGAAGTTCTGCTTATAGCCTCCCGCGACAGCCTGCACCGGCGCCGAGTTCACAATCGGGCTGAGTGCGTTATTGGCGACGCGCGCAAAGTCTGCGTTCGCTTGCTGTCCACCCTCCGTCTGCGGGCGATACGTGAGCGCATTTTGTGTGCTCTCGCCGATCTGCTTCGCCTGATCGAAAGAAACACCCGGCAGCGCCGCCGCTCCGAGGCGAGCAATCGTTCCGATAGGCGCCGCAATAGCGCCCGTCGCGGCAGTCAGAAGCGGCTCGACAGCAGCGCCGGCCATGTTCTTGATCGACCATTCCGGCGTACCCGACTTCGGCGACTGCGACGCCTGCGCAGGCTGAGCGGCGGCCTTCGTCGCCATGAGTTTGCTAAACGGATCGCCGCCAGCAGCAGCCGGCGCGGCCGAAGTTGTCGACCCGCCAATGAGCTTGCTGAACGGGTCGTCGGCCGCCGATGCGACGCCAGCCGTAGGCGGCAGACCGGGAAGCGCGGATTGCGCCATTGGCTTTCCTTGATAGTTGGCGGAAATGCGCTTGACGTAGCCCTGCGTTTCCGGGAAGTTCGGGATTCCTCCCGCCTTGTCTACGGCGCCCGGCCCCGCGTTATAGGCCGCTAGAGCCGTATTCACGTCGCCGTATTTGTCGAGCATCTGGGCCATGTAGCGAGCGCCGCCCATGATGTTCTGAACTGGATCGCTCGGATTCGAAACGCCCATCTCCTTAGCGGTTGCCGGCATCAACTGCATCAGGCCGGTCGCTCCTTTCGGAGATACAGCGTTCGGATTGCCCGAGCTTTCCTGAGTCATCATGGCCTTCAGAAGCTTCGGGTCTACGTTGTATTGCTTGCCCGCAGCCTCGAAAGCATCGTCATAGTTCGCCATTATTGGGGACCGTTGATATAGCCGTTTTGGACCGCCCAGTTATATTGCGTGCGGAAGGTTGCTTGCTGCTTCGGATTCATGCTCTTGACCATCGCCTGCACCTTGGTCGGCTCCATCTGGTCGGCAACGAACACGCGTGGGTCCATCGTCGAGCCAAATTGCGACTTCCACTGACCGTATTGAGACGGTTGCAGGCCGGCGCTTTCCCACGCCTTCATGCGCGCCTGCTCCATGCGCTCAAGACCAAGGTTCACCTTCACCACGTCTTGCGCGGCAAGGTTGGAGATGTGCGTATTTCCGTTGCCAGCGATAGCCGCAGCGAGCTGCGAGTCTGTTCCATGCCCGAACGAAGCCGCCTTCTGCTGCGCGTACTGCGTGAGGTACTTATTCGCCTCGTCGTAGGACGCAACCTTGTCAGCAGGGCCGCCAAGCGTTGCAACCAAGCCTCGAACTGCGTTCAGCTTGTCGGCGCCCGTACCTGTCTGCGCCTTCGAAAGTGCATCGCCCGCGTTTTGCAGCATGTTCACGCGCGTTCCTGACTGCGCATTCGACTGCTGATCGGCTGACAGCATGTCGCCGCCTGCCGCGTTCACCTTCTGTTGCGCCTCTACAGTGCCAGCGGCCGGAGCCGTCTGGAACGATCCGCCAGGATAGCGCCCGTTTCCGCCGTCGCCAGATCCGCCTTGAGGCTGCGCTTGCGGGGGAAGAAGCCCGCCAACGCCGGTTTGCTTCATGACCGAAGCCGTAGGAACCTTCGAGTGCGAGCCATCCGGGTTGATTACATCGACCATCTGCGCCGCCGTTTCTGGACCGACCGTGTTTTGGAAAACGGTCGTCGGAGTGACCTGGCCGGAAACTGGACTCTGGTTGTAGAGCGTCGTTCCACCGCCGGTGCTGACGGCGCCAGTCTTCGGAAGCATGATGCCAAGCTGCTGTGCAGCGCCCGATGCTTGCGCAACGTGATTCGCCGCCCACTGTTGCAATGCACCCTTCGGCGCGTCTGTCCCAGGCATATCGGCGAGTGCTTGCGCCGCGATCTTTGGCGTAATCTGCCCGCTATCAATTGCGCGTCCGATTGCGGCTGTTACATCAGACGCGGTTGCGTTCGGGTTGTTCGCGATTGCCCCGGCCGTCTGATACGCCCACCCAATGTGCTTCGCGGCGCTGTCTAGTTGCTCGTTTCCGAGTGCGACATCACCACGCGCGAGCGTTTGCTGCTGCTGCTTCTGCGTGTTGATGCCCTGAACCACTTCGCCGAGCTTGAAGCCGGCCGCAGGGTTCTGGCTGATGATCGCCATCAGCTTGTTATTGTCGACCTGACCTGTCGTCGGATCGGTTGCCTGCTGATAGGCGGCAGAGATAGCGCGATTTGCGTCTAGCCCCTGCTGCGCGGCTTGGCCGTTCGCGTTGTAGGCGCGAAACTGCGCGACCTGCAACGCCTGTTGAAGCGGGTTGATAGGCTGCGGCGCGTTCGTGTTGAGAGCGATACTAGTGTCAAGTGGCATCGTTATACCGTGAAGTAGTTCGGGTTGCCTGCCGCGGTCGTGCCGTAAGTTGGGTTCGCCGCAACGGCCGACGATGCATTGTTGTTCAACAACCCATATGTAAGGGCCGAACTGCCGACGCTGTTCAGCGCCCCACTTAGCGCATTCGACGAGCCGATCGTCCCGGCCGCGCTCGCATTAGCACCGCTCGTCAGCGTATTGCCGATGTTGCCGGCCGACGCAGCGCCTAGCGATCCGTTCGTCGCTGCCGCGTTCTGCCCGTTGCTGACAACGCTCTGCAGGCGGTTCACGTTGTTAGACGCCGTGTTGTAGTTCGTCTGGAACGTTTGCAACGCGCGGTTGTAGACATCGTTGTACGTCGAGTCAGCCAACCCCGTTGCGTAGCTCGATGCGCCTTTAAGCGCCGCCCCTGAAGTACCAAGCCCGCGCGCCGCTGCGCTGTTTTGCGTCGCCTTCAGCCCTTGATTGAGCGTGAACTGATACCCTGGGGTCGCCTGCGCTTCTGCCGCTGTTGGTGCGCTGAACTGCTGCGTCAGCGTGGGGTTCGACAGCGCATCCTTTAGCGGGTTGATGTAGCTAGAACCCAAGTCCATATAGGGCTTGAGGTTTGCCTGCGTCTGCTCCCACTGTTGTTGTTGAATCTGAGCGGCATTGTTAGCTGCGTCAGCCTGCGTGTTTGCCGCGCTCTTAGATGCGCTCGACGAGATCGCAGCACCACCGATCGCGCCGGCAGCGGCGATAGAGCCGCCAATAACGATTGCCATTAGTTAGCCCTCAAAGCCATTTGCCATACAGTTTTTCGACCGGCTCAAATTTCAGGAATTCGAACAGCGCGCTCGCGTCCTGCTTTACCTTGCTGCTGACAACCCAATAGTTGACACCGCGCCGCTTCAGTTCCTTTTCCGTGAACCGGAACAGCTTTGCGCCGTCCCATCCGCCGCGCTTGTCCTTGCGCAGATAGAAGATATCCAGATGACAGGTAAGGCACGTTTTGTAGTGAAGGCCTGGTGCGATAAATCCGATGAAATAGCCGACCAATTCGCCGCGCTCACGCATCGTCACGAACAGCAAGCCGCCGAGCCTTTCGCGCTCGATGTACGTTGAGAACTGCGGATCGAGCGGGAATCCCGCATCCCTGTGCAGAGACAATTCTTCGTAGTGGACAGGAAGCAGCGCCTTTAGTTCTGGCAGCGTTTCTTCGAAACTCTCGGCGGCGATCGTTATCATTTGCAAGCCTTGATATCGACGATCAAGTGAATGCGATCGTCTGCGCTGTTGTTGATGACTGAATGCATCGACGAGTTATCGAACCACCATACTTCGCCGACGCGCATCTGAACCGTTTCGCCGCCCGCGTGGAACACGGAGCCGGGAAGCGATTGGAGGACGATGTGATACCGCTCGAAGTAAGCCGCGTGATCTCCGCTATCAACATGCGGATCGATAACGGCGCCCGGCTTCAGCTTCGTGATGATGCAGCGCCCCAGGCGTTCTCCTTCAACGCGGGCCATCAGCGCGAAGATCAGTGCGCGAGCCTGCGGAAGCGCATAGAACGCCGGGTAATTGATGGATTCATGCTGATCCATCACATGCGCCGGATCTGCGGTTTCCTCGTATGCTTTCAGGTCATTGAACCGAAGCCAAATGTCATCGACTTGCGTATGCGGCGAACTCTGATGCGTCGTGCGCAACAAGTTTTGATTCCACAATTCAGGGCTTCGCGCCAGCGCAGAAAGAAGCGGCATCACGTCGACGCCTTCAGCGATCTTCAGGAAGTTTCTCAAGCGCTATCCTTTACGTATTCGATCCCGCTTATGCTGATCGAGCAGCCGTTACCGTCCGCGTAAAGCTGCGTGCCGGGTTCGAGTTTGTGATTGACCAGCTCAGGGAACTGCGCGGTCGCGCCGGCGCCTATGTTCTTTGACGCGATGCGCGTCGTCCCGTCAGCGGAGCGGCCAGCCGGAACCTTGTAGACGTTGAGCGTGACGACGCCGCCAGTAGGGTTGTTCGCGCTTGCCGCCTGGATCGATGCAGATGTAGCGGTCGGAGCCGTGTATAAGGTCGCTGCTACGCCGGTCAGGGACGCGCCCTTGACCATTTCTTTGTAAGTCGTTGCCATGCCTTACCCTCGTGCATAGACAGCCAGCGTTCCAACAGGAATCGCTGACGTAAAGGTGATCGTGTTTCCGGCGATCGTGTACTGATCGGAGCCTTGAAAAACGCCGTCGAAATGCACCATGACGGCCGCAGTGCTTGCGTATGCCTTCGATAGCGTTAGGCTCGTTGTCGTACCGGGCGTGAAGCCGGTTCCGGACAGAAACCTGTCCTCAACAGTCGCCGTCATCGCATCGAGCTTCGCCTTATCGGCGCCAGACATGAAGCCGGCCGCCGTCTGAGTAGCGAGCGCGTGAAGATCTGGCGCGTCCTGTATGCCGTGCGTCGGCACGAACGAATCAGGCTCCGGCCGAACTGATGCATTAGCGAGCGCCGACAGCGCAGACTCAACGTCAGCAATACGAAGCGCGGCCCCGTAATTGACCGGAACCAGCGAGGCGAGCTGTTGAGCTACTTCCGACAGTTCTTGAGTCGATCCGCCCTCTCCCGATGTGCCGCCAGTCCGGTTGAAAAGCGCGATCAGAAGCTGAAACCAAACCATCGAAAGCCGGCCCGTCTTCGGGTCGACCAGCGGAACGCCGACGTCCGGAAAATTGGCCGGCGTGCTCATGTCCTAGCCCTCGATACATCGGCCCAAGCGCCGTTAAGCGCAGTCTTGACGGGCGCAGACCATGACAGTTCGAACACGCGATCACGCGCGTATCCAAGGCGCTGCCACTGGATCGACGTCAGGTACTCGCCAGCCTTTCCGAGCGAATTCGTGACAGGATTGCCCCAACTGCGCCCGCGATCGTCAGACCAGCGCAAGCGGATCTCAGGCGCGGCCGAGTCACCCGGAAGGCCGTTGCCGACCTCCATATCCGCGATGAACTGGCGGAACAGAACGCGATTGCCGTCGCTACCGGAAATATGCGGGAATCCTCGAACACAGAGCAGCGGGTTGCCGTTGTCGGTGTATGCGTTCGGATCGAGCGCGTACACCTTGCCCGTTTCCCAGTCGCCAACGAGGTTCTGGCCGCCATTGAACGAATAGCAGTTGGCCCGATGGCGGCTGAACGATCCGTCTGCCTCCAGGTAACCACGCTCCGCCCACTGCCCTGTTGCCGTGTCGAAACACCACGTCTTATTGGCAGTCGGGAACGTCAGCACGTAGAACGCATGGCCACCTTGCAGGTACGAGAAGCCGATCGCGTCGTCTATCCGGCTGTACGTTAGAAACTCCTGCTCCATCGCATGCGTCGAGATCCGCTCAGCCGCATAGTTGCGACCAGCGAACACGACGCCCTGCCCTTGCAGGTCTTTGCCGACCCAAAACAGCGCGAGATCGATCTTGGCGACAGAATGTTTCGCAGCGCAGCCATGCTCGATATAGACGCCAGGCATGCGGCCGAACGTGAAATCAGAGGCACCGGTGTTGTACCAAACTTCCGTCGTCTGTTCCCCGAACAGCCATATTTCGCGGTGCATCACAGCGAGCGTCGCGAGGTTGTCTGCATACGTCGACTTCGACGCGATATCGAGCGAATCGAACGTAATGTCGTTGTATTTCGAGATGTAGAAGTGCTGCGTGCCAGGCTGATTGAACACGAAATAGCCGTCGACATAATCCACGCGATCAGCCCCGTAGAAAGCGGGGTCAGCGCATGGGATCATCACATTGGTTGTGATATCGAGCGTGAATCCGTTCTTGGAACCGTCGACAATGAACGCGTTCGTCCCGTTGTCGACCATCGACACAACGCCCGAAAGCGTGGAAAGCGCGCCGATCTGCGTATAGACGTTCGACGAATCCACGTAGTAGACATTCATGCCGACCACTTCGTAACGCTTGCCATTCGATGCCGTGTAGATGCAACGACTTTCCGCGGCAATGGGCGGCGTCGAAACGAGCGTGAGGCCCGGTGTCGGGTAATACGTGAACTGCGCGGCCGAGTCTTGCGGGTTCTGCTCAGCGTACAAATTGACCGACCGCTGTGCGTTAGCGATGACGCTTTTCGCGGTGTACGCACCGCCAGTCAGAGGAATCCGCATCAGTAATTAGAGCCGCTGTAGATGTTGTAACGCTGCTTCGAGCCGAGGCCGCGAGGCATCGTCATGGACGGGATCTGGCTGTTCATCCGCTTGACGACGCGCTTTGCGTTCATCGCGAGGCCAATTAGCGAACGCTGCGGCTCGATCTGATACGACGGCGCGAGATACAGGCCAAGGTTGTAGCGAATCGCCGCCATGTACTCAGGCGGCAGGTTGATGACTTGCCCGGGTGCCGTGAACTGCGGCAGCGCTTCCATCGTGACGATATGAAGCTGAAACGTGCTGTCCGGGATCGGGTAATACGTCAGGTTTCCAAGCGGGAAAGCCGGGTCGTAATAGGCCCACGCAGGGAACGATTGCAGCCCCTTCAACGCCAGGCGCGAATAGTCCTCCATCGACTCGATAATCCGAACCGGATAATCGATCGGCGTCGAGCTGCCCGCATTGAGCCGCGCATATGCTGCGCTGATCTTGATCGGCCGCTGAACGTTGAAATCACCGCCAGTGCCGATCATGTACGTCTGTTTCCCAGTCGACGGAATCGCCGTGTCGACAAGGTGATAAACAGAGAGGCGTTCGCCCTGCCACTGACCGAGCATCATATTTAGCGTGGCAAGCGCGTCAGCCGTGTCTTCAGCGCTTGCCGCCTGCCCGATACCGAGTGCGCCTATGTCCTTCAGCGCGAGCGTGATGAGGTCAACGGCGGTCGTCATTAAGCAGCCTCTAGTGCGGCCCGGATCTTGTCATCGGACCATCGTTTGTCGATCTTCACGCCCTTCTCTGCCGCGATCTTCAACAGGGCTTCGCGCGTGTCCACGTCGTCAGAGCCGAGCAGTGCGGATTCTTCTTCCGCGTTCTGCACAAGCTGGTCGCCAATCCATTTCGGATATGCGGCGAATTCCGGCTTCTGCTCGCGCGGCACAGGCGGCACGTATTCAGGCACCGTGAAGCCGGGAAGCGCGTCTAGTTCGTCCTGGCTGTTGACGATGCGTTGCGCACCATCAGGGCCAGTTGCCCACGCGGGGAATTTTTCGTATGCCATCAGCTCGTCAGGATGAAAAACCCCCGCCGAAGCGGGGGCCGATTGCTGAATCAACACGATCAGCGAACGATACGGCAGGCGAGTTCCGGATACACGGCCGCCCATCCATAAAGGACGTCAATTCTACAAGGAACCGTGTCGGTACCGATCGCGTACTGACGCGAGATACGCATCGAAATGCCCTTGTGCATGCGACGCGCGCCCCATGCGCCGTACTGCGACACGTCCTCAAGGTCCGCGGTCACGAGCGTGAACGCGTCCTTGTGGTACGCGAGGTTCGCGCTGTACTGCGTCGACGGTGCAACATCCCACGTCACAACTGCAGCGTTCGCCGGGCCAGCCGAAACGGTCTGGTACTGCTGGTTGCTTGCCGCGGTGTTGATCGCCGGGAAGATCGACAGCGTTGCGTTGCCCGAGCCGTCAGCCGTTGCCGGTGCGGTCACGGTGAACTTGCGCAGCACGCCGGTCGACTGGCGGTTCTGCGGGTTCACGGCGTAGACGCCTGCGATCTGGAACGTATCGCCCTTCGCGACGGTTGCGGCAGCACCGAGGCCGGTAACGGTCAGCGTCGAGCCAGTTTGACCAGCGCCGGAAACGGTGCCGTTCGTGCGCGTGCCGGACGTGAACACGTTAATGTTCTGGTCCATGCCGATATCGAAGCCGAGCGACGAAGCCTGGAAGATGCCGGATTCGTACTGAGCGCCGATCGAGCGCGACGGATTGAACAGGCCGGATGCGGCCTTGACCATCGATGCGTTCGTTGCCGGGTCCCACACGACCGTGCGGCTGCCATCACGCGGCGTTGCTTCGTTGTCGAGCACGCTGCCAGCGGAAAGCAGCGTTGCGATATCGTTCGGCGTGGTGCCGACCGTGCCGACGTTGTTCGCGACGTTTGCGGCGAGGCCAAGACCGTCGAAATCGATCTTGTTGGCGATGGTCGCCATTGCCGGCTTGATGTAGCGATCAGCGAACTCGTCGACAACCAGCGTGAGTTCTTGCGAGCTGAACGTGAAATCGACGTGGAACTGAGTCGTCAGGCTGATCGGCAGCGACGATTCGTTCACGTTTTCGATGTTCAGGTTCGGGCCGGTCGTACCGACGAAGCGGTTCGGCTTACGCGCGTTGACGGTCGAACCGATCTTCGCGCCGCTCACGGCGAATTCCTTGCTGTATTCGCGGTTTGCGCGCGACGAGAACGTGAGATTGTTCTCCAAGATCATCAGCGATTCGTCGAGGATCTTGGTCGGGGTAAGAAGCGTATTTGCCATCTAAGTAATCAGCCTTTGTTTCGTTTCTTCCAAGCGATGTATTCCGCGGTCGAGGCGAACTCAGCCGGCTCGACAGGCGCAGACTTCCCGCCGACCGGGGTAATCGGTGCGGGCGCTTTGGAAACAGGTTTCGGGGTAGGTGCGCTCGCGCTGACCTTCGCTTCTAGGCGAGCCAGTTCGAGAGCCATTCGCAACGGGGGAAGGGAAAGCACGCGTTCAGCCGTCTCAGGGTCTTGGCCGAGTGCGTGAAGCACCTTATGACCGTGATCCATCGACGTGATGGCTTGCAGGAAGTCGGGCGATGCGCCGCCGAGCATTTGGAACGTGCGCAGGGACGAATCCCACTCCGCCCCAAAGTCACCTTTGCCCGCGTCGAATACCTTGTTGCAAGCCTCGTCGAATCGCTCTTGCTCGATCAGCCGCTTGGCTTCGGATCGGATCTGTTCGGCCGTCATCGGCTGCCCAGTCGTCTCCTGCTGCGGCTGAAGCTCGCGCAATCGCGCTTCGAGTGCTTCTCGCTGGCGTTTCTCTTCGTGTTTCTCGCGCGTCAGTTGGTCGATGCGTCGTTGAACCCAATCGTTTTTGGGCTTTTGCTGCTCTTGCGACTGCTCGACTACCTCAGCGGTTTGCTCTGCGCCCGGTTCAGAGACGACTTCAGCGGGCTGTTGCGCCTGTTCCAACTCCGTAGGCGTGACGTTTTCTTGCGGCAATGCGTTTTCTTCGATTTGCATGGACGAGTCCAAGAGGATTTAGCCCGGTGATGCCGCACCGGTACGGTTTATTGCTGTTGAGCGGGCAACAAAAAACCGCCCGAAGGCGGTTGCTGTTGTGTGGGGTCTTGCGTTTGCGGTGGACTGCCCTCTGGCGCGCCGGTCTGCATCATCTGCATGACGACTTGCGTAGCGACGTGCGCGACGAGTTCAGGATCAAGCGGCTGACCGAGTGCTTGCAGGCGCTTCGTCTCGGCGTCATAGGCCTTGATGTTCGTATCCTGCTGCTCCTTGCCCTGCTGCGCCTGTTGAAGCTGCTGCGTCAAGTGCTCGATCATCTGGCCCATGTGCTGCATCTTCTGCGTGGCGTCCTGCATTTCAGGCGTCGGGCCTTCGCCCAAGATCGCAGGCGGGATCGTGCGGTGCAGACGCTCGGCAACCTCGTCAGCCATCGGGAAGTCAGCAGCCTTGAACAGCAGGTCGCCGGCAACCTTCATCAGCTCTTGATCCTGGCTCATGATCTGCGTGAGCGCGTTGAATGCTTCCTGCCTGCGCGTCTCGTAGTTCGGGCCAACCTCGACGGTCACGTCATAGCGGCCGATGCCAGGGTTGTAGATCAGTTGCACGTCCTTCAGATGGTCGCGCTGGTCCTGCGGCGGTGCGGGCCGTCCATCAGGCGTCGACACCGGATGCGGCTGATTCGGATCGAACTGAGCAAACGTCTCTGTACCGTCCTCGCCCAAGATCCGCACGACTCGTGCCGTGTCGTAAATCTTCGGGATCAGGTCGATCAGCACGCGGCCGGTATAGCGGATCGAGCGAGCAACGTTATCGATGAAGTGATACGTCGCGCGATCGCCCTGACGCTGCCGAGCCTGAATCGCCACGCCAGCTTGAGCGTTCGATTGCTGCCCGAACTGCTCCTGATACTGGCCGGACGACATCATTAGCTCTTGCTGTGCCGTCTGCATGCCTTGCAGGTACGCAGAAGCGCCAACAGGCGGCTGCGAACGTTCCGGGCGGGGGATCTCTGATCCATCCTCGCGCAGGGCGTTGTAGGGCAGATACGGCAGGTTGTCTTTGTTCGCCTGCGCCCACTCGCCCTCATATCCTTCGAACGCCTCTTTCGGCCCGATGTACGGCGTCTTGGTCTGTAGCGCGATGTACTCGACGTTTGCGCTGCTCATGTAGTTGTACATGCGCTGCGCATCTTTCATGCTGCGCGTGTGGCCCTTGCGCTCGACCTTTCCGTCGATGACGATCTCTTCGCCGATGACGCGCACAATCGGGATATACCGACCGGGCCACGGCTTTTCGTCGATGATCGTGTCGCCGGCGAGCAGATACCAGGTGATCTGCGGCGTGCTGACCGTGCGACGCTGGATTGACGCGTCACCCTCAACCCTCTTCTGCTCATCAGGCGGCAGATCGGACAGCATGACCGCGCCAAGCTCAGGATGAGCAACAAGCGTGTCGCTCTTGCTCGTCTTGCGGAAATACTCGCAGACGCGGATCTTGTCCTTGCCGATCCAATCGCCCTTCGATGAGTCATCGCCGAATTGCACGTCGGCAGCCTTCTCGCCCGGATAGGTCGCCTCGAACTCGGCTTTCGTCATCTGCTCGAACACGAAGCCATACTTCGCGTCTGAGCCGTCTGCGGATTCGATATCCGGATCAAGATAGACCGTTAGCGGGTTCTTTACTCG